TTCAGTATGTGATTTTGATGGGAGAGAAAAAGGGCCCATCACCCTGGAAACAGGTACACATAAAGGCAAAACACACATTGCAGGCACACCCTCAGGTGTGTGGCGATCCTACTTTGTGGAGCCCCGCATGAACTGACTTAGCAGCCCACGCGGAATATGCACTGAAGATCCGAGTTCATCACCCGAATCCGCAGCAGTCTTACCATCCTGCCGCTTGATCTCCTCCGCTTCCTCCGCCGTCACGCAGCTTGCACTGCGCTGAGCAAAAGGAGGAGATAAGAGACCCGCCAAACGCTGAACCATCTCCTCAAGTCGTGCAACACGGTCCTCACCGTCCTGCACAGGCTCTGGAGCTGTCAGCACCGAAACCGGAAGCGAAATCACCCAGAGATCTCCAGCCGTGGTACCACTAGTCACAATGGTCCCAGGGTTGTAGACAACTGTGCCACCAGCAGCGGTCACGCTGCATGATGACATGATCATCGCTGGACTCGTGGTGGTACCCGAGAGACTACCCACACTGTAGATAGCATCCCGAGCATTCCCGCTCGAAAGCAGGTTAAGCGCCGAAGCACCTCCACCAAAAGATCCAAACCCAATAGCTGAAACCGATGTGCCCGCCTGTATAGCCAGAACGAGCAGATAGTTACCAGGGATATTGGCCGGAAACGTGACCGTATTCCCCGCAGCTGTGATACCCCCCAATGTTGGAGTGTAACCAGCCTGCAAGGCCATACCGGCCAAGTTATTCGTCGTGGTCGAAACCAAAGACGAAAAATGGGCAACACCACCCACCACCTGCGACGCAGCGAGCACAGGCTCACTAAACTTACAACAATATCGTACACGTAGCTCACCCAGTGTGCCAGACGAAGCCGCCAGGCCATACGTCGACACATTAAGATTGCCAACATCATACGTCTTAATGTCAGTATTCGCAGGTAGTGCGCCGGGGCGCACATACTTCGCGATATTCTTCCGCATCCGAGCACAATCCAGCCGAAGCCGGATTTCAGGCGTACTGGGCATCCCATCCATGTGGGGCACAGTATCCTCCACCTGCTGCTTGGTTGTTGGAGCAATATCCGAAGCATCATAATCGAAGGAGAGAATGACCTTTCCCGTAGTGCCAAGTGTGGCATGCTCCGAGACTTCACGCTTGTAGTAAAACTCCAAGTATGAAAAGTCATACTCTTCGTACAGTGCAGCAATCTTAGAACCCCAGGGAAAGGTTGTAGCTTGCCCGGGATTAACCGCATACTGCACATTGGCATAGCCAGTGCTAGTAGCAATAACTTCACCAATGTACTCATCCTCACAAATTGTCTGTGCTCGGCGTGTGGTTGCACCCGAGACCATAAAATTCTGGAGGCCTGACTTCTTGGACGATTTGATATTATCACCTGGTCCAACCGGCTGCATCCGCAGACCGGATTTTCCTTGCTTCTGCTTCTTCTTCTTCTGCTTGAGCGCCTTAGGCGCTGACATAGCAGCTTGCGATTTAGCAGCAGCCTTCCGCTGGGCCTTTCGGGCTTTTGCAGCCTTACTCTTACCCATCCTACACCTGAATCAGACTTAGTCTTACACTGTAAACGCTCACACGAAAATTCACAGGGCACAAGAGGATTCTGTTGGTCAAGATATTTAAACGCGAGCGACACTTGTGCCGCGGCTTCACGTTCCGAGACGGCCGCCTCGTGACCACAGTATAACCCCTCAATCCAGGTATCCGACTTCCAATTTCCTCGTATCATCTCCATAGTTATATCTCCTGTCGCACGCTGTACCGAACCATACATCTTCGCTTTATGCTCAATCATGAGCCACGAAATGTAGGAGGACAGCGTAGTACGGCAGGTAGGATTATAATATGAGTCCATACGCAAGGCGCTAGCACGCAGGAAATGCCATCGGACGTCATCGACGTCCGACCCCCAAGCCATGCTCGAAAGCACACGCTCGGATTCCGGAATAGGCATCCACATCCCAAGCTTGTCATCAAAGACAAAGCCGTTAGAAAGAAACTGAACTTCACTAAGCGGCCTAGGTTGGAAACATGGTGTTTTGGTCGTAACACCGATCGATGACCACACACGCGCAATATTAATAGGAGAGAACCACTCCACTACTTCATCACTACACGTATAAGTGTTGTCATCACCACACAGTGCTGCTTCAACATTACTGCTGAAATCTTGATAATCGGGATTCCGCCCTTTCTCAATTGCCAAAACAATCCACCCATAAGCAAACAGTCGATACAATATCATTGTATTGTCCACAATCGTATTACTGCTGCCTGATGGATTACCCGTATGTTTCTGCCCAAGTTCACCATTTTCCAAAACAATGACCGAATGCACGATACTATCGTACAAAGCGCACATGCGCTGCCAATTGTCTGGTGTCCGATGACCCTCACTGAGCATACTCCACCGAATGTCGCGCTGACCATACAGAGCCCGCGCGAACAGGCTTGAATCGAACTGACTCTCGTCGAGCTCATGCGCATTTCGTTCGAATTGCGCAGATCGCTCATCACCTTTCCGGGCTAGACGAGTATACATCCGATCCCAACCTCCCATAAACTTCGACATGCCAACGATGGACCAAATCCGATCACCAGCATTATCATAGAATCGATTGTTCATATCAAGACACAATCTATTTAGTGAAGCCGAATGTTCAAACGGCGATGCAAGAAATGTTCGCACATTATTATCCTGCAACTTCTCCACTGATCTCAACTCACACTTTTGGGAACAGGTCCAAATAGGAACCATTTCCTCCTGAGAAGACGAGATCAAAGCCCAATAATGATCCAACGCCTGAACAGCGACTGGATCATCCAAGAAATCACGCTTATTCTTGAACTTCAAATTCCATGGGTATCCAGCAGAAGTGGACTTATCCATCTCCTGCAGAACACCTGCCAAAGTTGTTTCCGAGGAACCATTCATACATTGAAAATGTTGCTTGGTCCACTCACCCGAAATAGCCCAAGCCCTCTCATCCAGAGAAGGCTGATTCTTATCGTATTTAGAAACTGATTTGAACGAAGCGGCCATATTAGGGCGCACCTGCCTATAACCATCCGGGATTGGAATTCCCTTCAACTGGCAAAAGCAAGCAAACGAAGAGTTCAGGGTCTCGCTAGACTTCATATTACTATGACGATTCACGCGACCCACATAATCAAAATTTCCCTTCTTGAAGTATTGTCTGAACTCGGCAGACCTCACATCAAGCCCACTGAACATAAAACCACGAGCATAGAACACAGTTCGGTCCAAGTACTTAGAGTACCAGGCCGACCAGATTTCCGTGTCGGGCAGTGGGCCATCTAAAAAGATGGCGGGGATGACGTAGCCAGTGACACAACCAGGGTCGTGCAGGGGATAAACACAGTTTCGCGATCAGTCGTCGCATTGTGCCATCCCACCACCTTACCTGCCGCATTGCACACTGGAGCACCACAATTACCATCAATAGATGAAACATTGTAGAACGCCCGCTCCTCATTGGGGAGCGCGATAACAGCCTTGATAACACCCGAATCATCAGCCGGCTTACTCAACAGAGCAGTCGACTGATCCGAATATGCAATCAATTTCACCTTCTCACCGACCACAGGAGATCGACAACCAAGGTTAGGACAGTCCTCAGACTTCCAGGCCACAGGACGTGGAAATAGCAAAGTATCTCGAGCAATCTTCTTGCCCTTCTCAATCGCTATCTTCACACCATCACGCGCACACACCGCATGGTAGAAAGTGATATGGGATTCACCCTCCACCGCCAAATGTCCTGACACAATGAGACCATTCAAACACGCAGTAAAGTTCATCGACTTATGCGCACACTCAGCCCAACCCGTAGATTTGGCTATGTGTTGCGTTGAATATTGCTCACCATTGATTTTCGCCTCAGACTTCTCCTTGACCTTCCACTCAACGTTAAGGGATTCTGACTTAGTTTTCGCTGCCAAAAGCTTCAAGAGCTTTGGGCAGGTAATCACACCACCGTTCTCCTTAATATGTCCCGACTCCTTACAGTAGTTACAGGTCTGCTTACTCACCCACTCAGCATCATGCTTAGTTAGAGCTTTCTTCTTAGACTTCACCACTGACGATTTTGCCTCAGTTATTTCCTTCTTTAGCTTAACCGCGGCTTCAAGTCGCTCAAAGTTAGCAACAATCCTCTCAGGGAGCCATAGCTCAACGAGTTCATTGCTGCTCTTCAACTTCTTAAAGACCAATTCCAAATTTTCCTTACCTTCAGAGTGTTCACCAGATCGTTTACCCACCCATCGGGGACCTTGCAAGTCCACATCCTGCTCAGCATTCTTGCCTCGCGAAGACCACTTACTATCACCGATGGTGATGGCATCCAGCATAGCCTTAGCTGCCTTCTTACCATCAGCAACGATCAAATTCCCACTCATATCAGTATATGTGCACGACACGGGTTCACCCTCACTGTCGTAGTCAACCCAGGGTTTACGCATACGATGTTTCTTTGCATACACCTTTCCTGGAGAAGTCTTACCTTTGCCCTTATTCGACGCTTTACGCTCTAGATGTTCACCACCAATAGCGCCAGCCTTTTCAGCTTCAAGAGCATGTTCACACTTCTTGCCATTAAGATCCAAATGCATGCATTCCTCAGAACACAGCTCCTCTGGATCAATGGACTCACAATGACAACTACACCATTCCTCACGACAATCATCACACCCAACAGGGCACGTTGACTCACATGGGAACTCAATGCAGCAACACACATCCAACATACCAGCACCAGCGGGGCCAGAACAATCATGTTCACCCCAACAGGCACACAGCACCTTTTTCTTCTTGACACGCGCCTCCTTTAGCTCCTTACGCTTCTTCTCCCACGCAACCTTTTTATCGGCACGTGAGTCCTTACGAAGATAGCGAATGAGCACAAGCACACCAGCAAAAAGAACAAAGAGTATGATA